CTCTACTTTTACGACTAGCTTTACCTGTAATTAAGGCTCTTATATGATCTGGTGTATTTTCTGGATCTATTACACCTTTATTAATATCCCATTGAACACTAATAGGACGGCCTAATGTTGTAAAAGGTATACCTGTAGCTAACGTTAATAACGACAATACATCTTTAACATTTTTACCTGTTATTTCTTTATCAGGATCTAGGGCATTAATTGCAGCCCTAAAAGAACCAACTGTTGATGCTTCAAGAGTAGACATAGACGGACTTGTAGTCATGCGGTCATCATATGGCAAATTGTTTAATGTATTAAATGGAACAATAGCTATATTGCCAAAAGGCACTAATGCAGCACCAGATCTTAATTGAGATACAAAAAACCAACTAGCAATATCATCTAAATAACCATCTTCGTCTTCATCTTCTAAATCACCACCTGTTGCTCTAACTATTAGATCTGCTACAAAAGCTGGCAAACCAAAACCTAATAAATATGTCATAAATAATTGACCAGTACCTTTACCTCCAACTTTAAATCCTAAATCGTTAAATAATTTTTTATATTGTGTTGCATTTAAGTTTGCAATCATATTGAAATAACCGCCAAATTGCACCATAGTTTTGTAAAAAGGAGAACCAACTTGAAATGCTGCCAAATCTTCTGCTTGTAAACTATCCTGTGTTAAACGTACATTTGCATCTGCTTGTTGTATAGCTTCCTTTTGTACTTCTATTTCTGACATAGTTTTTGGACTTTCAGTTAAAACTTTGTTGTATGTAGCCGACCAAACTACAGTATCTACTTGGTTTTGAAATGCTTGTTGCATAAAATATCCATGTCTTTCTGCCCATTTTTGTATTTTTTGGTATTGATTTGGATTAATTAATAATTGATTTAATGTATCTTGCACATCAAATATCTGGTTAAATTGACGTTCTTTCATAAAAGGTGATAACTCTGCTATTTCTTCTTGAAATTGCATTGGATTGCGTACATATTGTGCTAATGCACTTTTTAAATAACTAGGCCCTACCTTAATCATTGCAGGGAAATATCCTGTAAATTGTTGCAGACCGTTTCTTATATTTGCAAACATTATGCCAACACCAGTGCTTCTTCTTACTTGTGTCCAAAACTTGTCAAAACCTTTAAATCTACCTGCTGTCATTGTTGTCTGACGAGCAGAACGATTAAGCCATGGCATCAATGCATTGTCCATTATGGTTGGATCTAGTTGTGACAATCTATTTGCAAAAGTTTTATTTTTTAAAATTTTAAACACATCTTCTATTGCAGGTTGTACAAACGCAAAACGTAATGCATCATCTATATGCTTAGTCATAATGCGTAAATCTAAAGATAATGGCTTGTTATATTCCACACGTTCTTTAGTAAAACCATTACCAGTAGAAGGTAGTGATTGCCTAAATTCACTTCTTAAATCTTCTAATTTTGCTTTTATTTCTGTTTCACTTACTAAAAAAGGATCTGTTTTTGCTGGTACATAACCACCTCTATATGAGCCGTACCTGTTAACTATAGGTGTTGCTTCTACTTCTTTAAAATAATATCCATATACATCATTATGTGCCTTTTGTATAAGAGGTTTCATCTGTTCATTGAGATCCCATACTTCTTGTAAAAACGTATAGTCTTCTTTAGTTAGAACACCTTCATTAATCATGCGTGCTACAAAAGTATCCCATGCAGTTGTATTTATAGATCCATCCTCGTTAAGTGCTGCCCAACCTCTACCTAATAAAAGTTTACGCAAATTACTTTTATTGCCAGTATGTAACATAGCACCAAGTAATTCAGCTTTACCAAAATCACCGTTAGCGTTACCAAATGTATAGCCAAATTCTCCAGATACAATTTTTTGTTTAGGCAAATCTAATTTGCTAATCATTTGTGAATATTTTTTAGTGTAATTAGTTCTTTCTATTCTGTATTTATTTAATGCATCTTTTACTGGACGCCAAATATATCTTGTAAATGCACCTGCTCTCACTTCGTCACGTTCTAAAACAACGCTACCAATTAAACCTTTACCAGTTTTAGTTGCACCGTCCATACCATCTGCCCAATGCTCTATTCGTCTTAACATTGCTTTGCCTTGTTGCATTGCTCTCATAAAACGTATTCTTGTTTTTGGTGCTTCTGTAACGCCTACTGGTTCTGGTGTTTTCATTCTTGACATAACGTCAACTAACTCATTTACTACTGCTTCTAGCTCTACACGTTTACCCTCTATAACAACTTGCTTGTCTCTTCTTGATTGATACCACAATGTCTGAATCATTTCATAAACAGTATCAAATTTTTCACCTGTCAAATCTTTTATGTCTTGTTGTCCTTCAAATGTAAGATCTTCTATTAATGGTTTTAATTGTTCAAACATATCAGGATTGTATGCTTGTAATTTATCTGTATATGCAGAAGGTTTATCTACAGCAGGCCCTAATCCATAAGCAGCAAGTATTGCTCTAGCAGCACTAATTAAATCCATATTTCTTTTGGGTGCTATTTTTTTATCAGAACCAAATACTTGTTTAAATAATTTTTGAGCCTTATCAAATGTTTTATGTATTTCTAATGCTTCTTTAGCTAACTGATTATTTAATAATTGTGATTTTTTTGCTTTTATTGCAGCAAGAGTATCACCTTTTTTCATCGCAGCTTCAGTTGCTTTTGCAGCTTTTATTTCATTACGACTAAATTGTGATGGTCTTATATCTTTTAATTTTTTCTTGGCTAATATTTCTTTTGCAACTTGTTTTGCAGCAGCAACTTGATATCGTACTGGTTGCATAGATTTAGATAAAAAACGTAATTCAACAGATATAAATCTTGCTCTAGCTTCGTTATGTATTGCTTCTTGTACCTGTAATTCCTGTCTTCTTGGATCAGTAAGATTACTAAACTCATTAAGCATACGTTGATCTGTACGTTCCATAACTACTTCTTTCATTGGTCGCATATCTACTAACGCATTTATCATTTCTACTGGATCATTAAAATTAAACATCTCTGCAACAACAGATACTGGCATACCTTCTTTTGCTACCATGCCGTATTTACCTGTACGCAATTTTTTTATTTCTGAAGCCATGTCATAAAATGGCACAAGATTTTTTAATGATGCTATTTCTATTTTGTTACCAGATCCAGCAACTACTCTCTCTCCTTGGTCGTTAATAAATTCACCACGTTTTAAAAATGCTTGTACTTGATATAATTTTTCTTTTTCAATTTTATTTGTTTCTTCTTGTATTACTTTTTTTCTAGTTTTGTCTACGTCTTTTTGTATATCTTTTAATACTTTACTTTTAGCGTTAGATAACCATTTTACCTGTCGCATACTTGCTTTTGTTAACTGTTCCATAGATTTATCTTCTGCTGCTTGCATTGCCTGTGTATATTCATTCCATGTTGCGTCATCCATACCACTTTGTTCTTGTGTTTGAAACATAGCTTTCATGCCATATATATTTTCTGCTTGTGTTATTTGTTCTTCAGTAGCAATCATGCGATCCATAACACCTCTTATTTCATCAGTTAATATTGGCAAATCTTGACCGTTTTCTTTTCTATATATAACGTTTAATTCATCCCTAATTGATCTGTAGATTCTGCGTAAAAATTTACTAAATTTATTAAATATTTCTTGTAATCTTGTACTTGGTGCTTTGCCTTCATATAAATAAATTTCGTAATTATAAGCAAAAGCTTCGTGAAATTTTCTTTTTTTATCTATAGATAACTTATTCCAAGCTTGTGCATCCTTTACACCAAAGAAATTTAATAATGTTTGGAAATCATCTGTTTGTTGTTGTGATGCCTGATCTGACATTGCTATGTCTTCCATCACAGTTAACATATAATGCGCTGTCTCATGTAAGAACGTAGAAAAATCAGATTCTTTAGTTAATATTGTAGTTAATGTTTTTGGATCAAACCCACCTCTTATTCCGTCAGGGTCTGATTGTTTTAAAAATTCTCCTACCTTTACTTGAATAGATCCTCTAGGCTTTCCAACGTTGAGTCGGAAATCTCTTCGTCCGTTAGGGAATTCATCATCGAGACTAAGTCGAGAAGGTTCGATTCTGATTGCAACTGCGGTATCACCGTAGCCAGTATCTGTGATAGCTCTGGTGGTAACGTAGACATCAGGTTCTCCAGCACTTCTAAGTTTACTAGTGGCTTTGATTCGTTCTGCTGCTTTTCTATTGGTGTGGTGGTAGACGGTAACTGTTCCGTCTGCGTTAAGGGGGAGTCCTGTGGTTTCGTCAATTCTTCCTTGTTGCTGGAAAGTTCCTCCAACATCTGTGTTATCTTCTCGTCCTGTACCATCTCGTTGTGTTCTTGCTGCACGCTCATCGGATTGTAACTGTAACTCACTATCAACCTCCTGTAACTTAGTTTGTATAAGGTCATTTGTTATACCTAGTTTAGCAGCAAAACCAACCGCAGCATTGGCATAATCAGGTGCTTCATTATCGGCATAACCTGTTTCTACTGCTGCTTCTTTTAATTTTGCTGAGTCATATAATCTTTTTTCTGGATACCAAACTAATGCCTGTAAATCTGCCATTGTAAGATCTGGCTCTGTTTGTTGTAATGTTTCTAATACTTGTGCAAAAACCTTTACAATATTTCTTCTTTCTGGTGCGCCACTTGGTGCTTCTTTTTGACCGTCATTATCTTTAGCTAATAAATTACCTCTTTTACGCAATAAATCGCCAAGACTTAATGTCTTATCACCTTTTCTAGGTTGTCCCATTATGTCTAAAAATATTTGCTCATGTTTAGGATCTTCTGCAAATGTTGCAATTTGTGCCATAGCGATACGATTGGCTTTTACTGTTGATGCTTTTTTAATTGCTAGTGCTACGTTATCAATGTCACCTAATGTAAGTTTTCTACCTATTATTGCTTCAAACGCTTTTTTTTGTTCTTTTGTTAATGACCTAATAATTTGTTGTATATGATCACGTTTTATTCTTGCTTGCTTTGTTTTATCTGTAACTAATGTAGCTGTTACACGCCCCCATGTACGCATTAACCATCTATCCATAGTTAATTGTTCATAGTTACCATATAAATTTGCAAAAAAACCATTACCAATTTTTGGCCCTGCTATTGCAGCACCATAAACCATTTCATCTAATCCATAACCACCGCCTACTTTTATTTGTTTTCCGTCTTCATTTTTTCCAACATATTCTTGTACTTCTCTTACCGTATGCATTGTTCTCATAAATTCTTCTAATTCTGCAAAAGGTTTTTCATTTAATAATTTATTCATGTTTTTAAAAGCTATTTCCATAGCTTCTCTAGCTTCACCGCCAGATTCAAACACTTCTGGTAATACATTATTTTCTTTATAAAAAGCATATACTTGTTCTGCAAATTCAAAGTTTTTATCAACGTTTATACCGTTAGATGTAACAGCTAACGCCCATTTAAAAATAAAATTAGATTTAAGATCAGTAGCAATCTCAGGATGAATTATAGATAGTACACCTAATGCTTTACTTACTTTTTCGTTATACCAACCAACTGCATTTGCATTTTCTTGCAAAGCAAAACGTGCGTCATCTAATAAAGTTTGTACAAGGTATTTTTCTACCTCAACAGTAAATTGCGAAACATCTACTTTAGCTTTTTTTGCTTCTGCTTTTATACGGTTCTGTATTTCTAATTTAAAATCTCTATTAGTCGCAAATGGTTTACTGGTTGCAAAATCAAAATTTTCTACAATTCTTGCTATTTGATATACGGCTTGTGGTATTGGTTTGCCTTTTTTTTGTTTTCCTCTTTGTGCCAATATTTCTTGTACCTGTTGTTTATATATATTTGCTATTTCCGTATTCCATGTACCGCTATTCATTGTTGATTTAACTGCTTTATTATCAAATACAACTATTTCATTACCATTAAGAACAGGCATAATTGCACCGTCATGTCCTTGTGCAATAAGATTGTCTTTAAATTGTTCTGCGGATACCTGACCTGACCTAACTAATTCTTTATCAGCTACAGTTGCAATATAAGGATTTTCTAAACGAGCATACAAAGGCATTACAGTTGGCCCTATAGATCCGTCAGATGGTATACGGCCTTGTATTTGTCTGCTTTTTTTTAAATTTGCATAGTATTTAGCTAAGTTTTCATTATCAGTAACATATACACCAGTTCCCAACCATCCTTCATCTAATCTTTTTGGATGAGATAAATCAAAATGATCTATGCTATCTGTAGTGCCGTGATAGACAACTTGTGGTGTGCCGTCAGCATTTTTTAATTTTGACTTACCAAAAAATTTCTTAAATGCAGGTGTGTCTAGTTTTACTGTTCCATCTTGATTAAATAATTGTGATTCTGGTGATACGTTAAATTTATCGTCAGTAGTAATATTATAAAAATATTTATTAAAAAATTCACTAGGTTTTACTCCTAATTGGTTTGCTTGCGTGACTACAAAATCTCTTACAAAATAAGATAAAAATTTAGATTGATTTGGTGTATAAACACCAGTAGCTTTTAACTGGTCATTAATGTTTGTTTGTATAGTATTTGCATCTTTTTTTATTTCTTCTGTAAATTCTTTTTGTTGATTTAATATTTGTTCTGCTTCTTGTTGTAATGTTTCTCTTTCATTAGCAAATTGACCTGCTTCTGTTGCACTCATACCGTCTTGAGTTATACGCATATGTGGTTGCAATGCAGTACCTAATTGTGTACCAGCAATTTTTGCAGCATATGTTCCTGTTGGTATTGCAACATCACCTTGCCCACCTGTCGCATTTATTTCTTTTAAATCATTAGCTATTTGTGGAGAAAACAATTCTAACTGTTCCATAGTTATGCCATTGTTTCTTAATTGCTGATTAAATATTTCTGCGTCTACAAAAATGTTTGGTACATCTTTGTCACTAGCTACATTTTGTATAAATGTTTCAAAAGCATTTGGATTTCTATTTTTTGTTTTATCTGTTGTAGAAAAAGTTGTTAATGAATCAATAAACGCAGCATCCTTTGTTGCTTTTTTTGCTCTGCTTACATCAGTTATAAAAGTAGGGCCAACACTTAATCCAGCCAGTGGAAGCATACCGGTAGACACTACTTCAAATACAGCAGCAAGTCTTTGTGATATTTCTGTTCTACCTTCTGCTGTTAATAACTTACTTTCAAATTCACCTGTTTCAAAATAATTCGCAAAATCTTCACCTGCTATATTTACTAATTCTTGTATTTCCTCAGTACCTATTTCTGTAACATAATTACGAAAGGCTTCAGTACCAGTTTTGCGTAAAACTTGCACCATAGTAGGTTTTACTAAACTCTTACTGACTTCTTGCATGGTTTCTCTTATTAACAATTTTCTTACTGGCCCTGTTAATGTGCCTAAACCTACAAACTCTAAACCACCATTAACAAGACCAACTGCTATACCAACATTTTTTGCTACATCATGAGATACACCCATGTCTATAAGAGCATTATATTGATGACCTGCTTCTATAATTGTTCCTTCTTTTGCAGAACCAGTAGCCATGCCCCATATAAATCCAGTAATAAAACCACCTTTTACAGTAATAGGTGCAAATGGGCCACCAAATAAACCTAAAGTTCCACCTGTAGCTCCACCGGCTACACCAAATTTCACACCTTCTTGTAATGTCTTAGACATTTGACCAGCAAGAGTACCTGCGTTTTCCCACATACCAGAACCATCACCTTCTAATTCTTGTAGCCTTACGCTTATTTCTTCTATACGTTTATCTATTATTTCATTGGATTTACCTAGTTCTACGTTAAGTCCTTTTTGAAAACCAAGTTTACCTTGTTCAGTTTGCAATCTACCTTTTTCCCAACCTTGTGCTGCATTCTCAGGAAAGTTTTGTATACCAGTAAATGCACTTTCTATAAGTGTTAAACGTTCTACATTGTCCTGTGCAATTGCTGCAAAATTAGGATCAGTCAAATGACGCATTAAAACTGGGTTTGTTGCAGCTAAATCTAAACGATTTATATTTTGCCTTTTATTTCTATCTTGTAGAATTTTTAAAGTTTCATCACTATTTAAAGAGACACCGGATGGTAAATTTAACCTTTCTGCTAATTTTTGTGCTTCACCAGTTCTATCTGGATCTAACGTAGAAACTGTATGTAAAATTTGTTTTAATTTTTTTTCTCGTTCTTTATTTTCTTCTTCATATATATCATCAAAAGGATTTTTTTCACTGTAATTTTGACTTGGAGCTAAAGAATTTAAATCATCAAATGGATTAGTAGGCATTATTCTTCCTCCTTATATGCAAATGCTTCATCTAAAGTTGCAGGTTGACCTTTGCGTACAAAATAATCAGCAATATTTTTTGACGTAACAGGTTTACCTGCTTTGCGTAAAGATTCTTTAATTGCTTCCATAACAAAAGGATCAATTTTACTCGTAAATATTCTTACGTTTTCACCGTTATAAGGTACGTCAACATATACATCTTGTAACCTGTCCTGATCAACAAAAAATATATTTTTATCTTTTGTATCGCCACCTCCAATAAATCCTAAAAATGGATCATTATCAATATTTACATTGTCTATTAAAACGGTATTAAGTGCTGTTTGTTTTTCTGCACGAGTTAATTTTCTTTTTAAAGTTATTTGTTGAGCATTAATTTCGTTTTTCCATGCTTCATGAATTGCCACATATTTTGCTTTTTTAGTTTTATTTTTAGATGTATACAAATCTCCCATATCAAATTTATTTAATGTATTTTTTAACATTGTTACATCGCCAGTTGCTTCTATAATTTTGGTTTCAGTATTTAAACCTTCTTGTTCTTTTTTTAATTTAAAATAAGTTTTTTCTGTTAATAAATGTCTATTTTGATCCAATTCTTCTATTAATGATGGATTTACAGCTAATTCATATAAATATTCTTCATTATCTGTTTTTGAATATCCTTTTTCTAATGCTCTTTTATCTTCTTCTTTTAATTGTTCCCATATCTGTGGACTAATATTTTTCCAACCGTTTGGTGTAGCATAAGCAATTTCTGTAGCTTGTCTTTTTAATTCATTATAGTTTTCAGTTATACCTGTTTCTGCTTCTGTATATCTTGCCTTTATTTGATTTATAGCATATTTTAATTTATCTTTGTTTTGTATAGTTGCTTTTGCATGAGCTATTAATTCTGATTGTAAAGGCAAACCTGTTTCTGAATTTATTGTGTATTGTGGATTATTAATTTTTGATGCTATAAAATCTATATCACTATTTACTAAATTTAAATAATTTTCATTTGTATATTTTTTTAATAAAGCTTCTTTGCTTAAAATTACTATATTGTTTACTATATCTTCGTTGTTTGCATCTTTACCACCTGCATTAGTTTTTGCTTTTGTAAATATACTATCTGCTTTCTTAACACCTATTTTTGTCACTAACATCATGTACAAAGGCAAGTTTTCTTGTGCAAAAGTAAATGAATTTGTATCTGCGTTATAAAATTTAGATTCAAAAGATTCTGTTTCTATACTTTGAAAACTATCTTCTTTTGTGTAATCTATTAATTCATTATTTTCATTAAAATGCACGCCATTCTTTACAAATCCACCAGTACCATCATTAGCAACATTATTGCTTTCTAAGGTATTTAAAAAATTTAAAACTGTTGTTCTATCACCACTTGTTATGTCACCTATATTATCAAAAATAGAATCACCTATTTCTGTACCTGTTGTTTGTGTGTAGCCTGTATTAATTATTTTTTGATATTGTTTTGCAATTAAAGGATTTATAGTTCCGCTACCTATAACGTCATTAAGGTAAGTTTGTGCAACAACAAAAGATTCTGCCGTAATCATAGAATCTAAAGTATCTTTATGTATGGTGTTATAAGTAGCATTAATTAGATTTGCTCGTTGTGAACTATTAGCTAACATTCCATTTAAATCTGCAAAATTATTAGCTTGTGCTATAGCAGCAGCAGTATTAATTGCCCATTTGCTTTCTGGATCTTTATAATTTTTCCAATCCCCACTAGCTTCTCTTGATAATTTAGTAATATTTGCTTCTATCTCTGCGTTTTGATATTTTTTAGATTGCACAATACTGTGCTTAGTCATACTTTCAATAGCCACTCTTGAAGAACTCGCAGCTTTGTTTTCAAACATAAATTTAATTTCTGCATTATCAGCTTTACTTGCAATATTTTCTAATAATTCATTTATTTTTATTGTTGATTGATCAAATGCAGTTATAGGATTATCATTTTCATCTTTATCTATTGTTGCTACAGCATCACCACCTGTTAAAGAAAGGTAATCTAATTCAATTTTATTTACTTCGTCTAAAAATTCATTATGTAATTTTGTTGTATTAGTATCATTAATTTGATCTTGTATTTTGAATGCAACTTTTGCAACATCCATTTGAGCTTGACCAAATCTTTGTATGTCATCTGTAACTACATCCTGTACAGGTTGTATTTGACCACCAGTAAATTGAGGTGCAGATCCAGTGTCAATTCCTACTTGTGGTGTCTGTTGTAAAGGTACTCTTGCCATAATTAACCTTCAGATGTTCCATCAAAAAATGAATTCGGTAAATTGCTAACTATACTGCTAACACCTGTAAGCAAAGTGCTACTCATATTTAAAAATGGATTAACTGCTGATGCAGTAGTAAACAAATTAGATGCAGACACACCTAACATATCTCCTCTTATACCCATATTTACAGCACGCAATCTTTGATTGTTCATTGCTCTAACTTTATTACTATTCATAGTCAATCTATCTATTTCTTTCATGAGTTCTGCACTTGCAAAAACATTAGCAGTGCTACCTACGCCTAATTGTATACCTCTGGCTGCAAAAGATGCTCTGGCACTTGCCATTGATTGACCTGCTTTTAACGTTCGTATTGCTGCTTGTTTGTTATATGCTCTAGCAATTTGTTGTGCTTGGCTTTCTAATAAACGTTTATTAAGTTTTGCCATGTCACGTTGATGCTCTAAATTCAACGCCTGACTTTTAAATTTATATTTTTCGTCTTGTGCTTTGTAATAATTGCCGACAATACCAGAAAAAGTACCTCCAATTCCAGAAATAACTCCTATTTTGTCTGCTGTTCCTAAACTATTCCAACCTTTTGACATAAGCTCAACACTTAGTGTTTTTTATAATATACATATACTTTATCTGTTTACGGTTACGCTATCCACCAATAGCTACTTCTAAAGTTAAACCTACTACTGTTAATGGCAAAGGATCAGTTTGTCTTACAAATAATTGTCCGTTGTCTTGCCAAGTAGGAGTTAGCATAATTTTTATATCTTCTGTCTTTAATCTTGGTGGTGTTCCGTATGGCTCTGTAGTTCTTTGTTTTGCTTCTACTAACTTATCTGCACTTGGGCCAGCAAAAATACCAGATGATTCTAATACTCTTAACCATACATGATTTAAATTTTTAACTCTACCTTGACCAAAAGCTTCTATTTGCAATGCTAAAGGTAAACTTTGCAGATCACTATTATATTGCAATCCTACATGAGCAACACTTGCTGCACGTTCTAAAACTATTGTTCCGCTATTAACTACTCTTTGTGGATGCACTGCACCATCTGCCAATATACTTACTGTTTTACCTTCTAAATAATCTAATCCTGATATTGTATTTCTAGCAACTTCATATGTTGTTATTGGTGTATTACGAAAATTAGCAGGTAAATCAACTTGTAATTTTACAGTTGCTACTGTTTGATTTGTTGTAGATATAATTACACATCTATACGTTTTTGTGCCATCTATTAAAATTATTGCATCGTCTTTATCTGAAATGTCTGGTGGTGCTTTAAATAAATTATAATTTGCTGTTACTGTTACAGTTTCACCTCTTGTGTAATTTGTTCCATTAGAAATAGTTACGGTTTGATTCGTATCTGTATTTGTACCATCATATGTTGATCCAGAATCTACAAAAAAACTATCTCTTTGTGTTGCATATATTCTTGTACCCATACGTTCTATATATCTTTTTGTTGCTCCGTTAATAGTTCTTTTTATTACACAATAAACTGCGTCATCTGCTCCTTCTGACACTGTTGCAACACTTTCAAATAAACCATCAGTATCATGTTGATGCCATGCTCCTATAGCTTGTTCTGGTACATATGTAAGACCTAATAATTTACCTTGGTTATTAACAAACCAAACACAAGGCATTGGTGCTTTTGCTAATGCCATATCTAAAATTAAAAAATTATCAAATAAATGTGTAGCTCTTAATGACAAATCACCAGTAATAAAACCATTAGCTTGCCAGTTATAACCTAATTCTCTAACGTGACCACCACGAGATGCAGCATATACCATGCTGTTATTTACAATTACTGGTTGTGTGTTATTAGCACCTACATAAGATTGTGGTTTTACTGATATAGAAGTAGGTGTTATAGCGTCACTGTTCACAGAAGTTACTCGCCATTCTGCTGATCCTGTAAGAAGTAGCAATTGTGTTAATGGCACAATATGTCTAATAGTATTAGCTTCACGAGCAGCTACCCTAAATTCAATACGGTCATCATCTCTTATAGGTAAACCAAATGACATATTACTTTCTGTACCTGATTTAGTCATCCATATACTTTGTGGAGAATTGTTTGGCCCTGCAAATACTCTTCTTTGTTCAAAATAAGATACAGCACCGGGATAATTACCAGTACCAACAAAATCATTTTCATATATCGGAGGTGTCGTAGAAAAATCTGGCCCTATATTGTTATCAATAATAGTTGTACTTGCAGTCTCACCTATAAATCCAAAAATACCACCTTGATCTTTGTACACTCTGTATCTACTTGCACCTGATACGGCATTCCAAGTTATTGTATTTTTTGCGCCAGTAACAAAAATATTATTACTAACACTTGCTGTACTAGATTGTGAGCTTTCGTCTACTAAATTAGCAGCTATAGCTGTTACAACATAGTTATGATCTTCTTTTGTATCTGCATTTGTTGCCGTAGATGGTGGTAAATATGCACTTACCGAAACACCTGTAGGTGATGCTATAGGGCTACCAAAATCAATTAATTTTACTTCCCATTTTGTTGCCCCTAATCTTCTTAATTCTTTTGGTGGATGATTTGGATGTACTAAAGTCATAACATCTGCCGACTGCACATAATGAACATCAAACAAATCTGTGTCTAAATATTCTGATGGTATTTCATAAGTCATATCAGCAGGTAAAGCATACCAATTTGTAGCATTAGGTGGTTGACTATTAGAATGTGCTGTTTTTGCGTAATAATTTACACCGTTATATAAAGCTATATCTCCTACAACATAATTAGTGCTGCCATTCCATGCTGCTCCATCTGTATATTGTAAAGTTGAACCTTGTGTATGAAACCTAAAATATTGATGACCCATTTCTATTATCATTGTTTGCACAGTGTTAAAAGTAAAAGACAATAATCTTGTTGATTTAGTACTATCTTTTACTTCTTTGACAAAAGCAAATCCCGGTCTATTTTGTGCTGGCCCTTGTGGTTTAGCAATAAAATTAAGCATTGTTGCTGCACCTTGTTGATATTTAGCATCATCTATACGACCAAACATTTCTGGTGATATTTCACCTGCTGAAAATGCTTTTGAAAACGTGCGTGTTACTGGCATTTATTATCTCCCTGATGTCCAAGGAACTATATGTTCTACTGTTATATCTCTTTGTAAATTGTCGGATTGTTTAGCACTTGCTAAATAACCTTGCATCATTTCAGTACAACGTTTTGCTTCTGCCATACCTTGATCTCCTTTTATAATTGGCCCTGCCAGCATAGATGCCAAATGCCATGACAAAGTAATTACAAATAAAGGTGAAAATGTTGAAGGATCAGTTATAAATGCCTGATATCTTAACATTGCATTTTCTTGGTTCGTATAAATAAATGTTCCTTCTATTGCAAATTGCTGTGGTGTATATTGTCCAGCTACAATAGTGGGAGCAAAATTAGCTGTGAAATTACCGGGAGTATCACCGGCAGACATTCTTGTAGCGTAATCGTTTTGTGCAGTAGGAGATATTATCGCAACGGCAGACATCATGTCAGCAGGTGCTGCATACGCATAATCCCATTGGTCTAAAGTATTAGTAGTTAAAGCTAAACTACCTCTTTTAGATGCAAAATTCCAAGTATGCATTGCTAACAATGTATTTCTTGCTATTGGATAAAATCGTGCTGCTTTTTCTGCTTGCGCTGATCCTTCTGGTGGGGATAGCGTAGCAATTGTTGCATCATCACCCAAATGAGCTAGGGCAAGGTTGCAAATATCTACTTCGGTTGCCATAACATCTCCTATAAAAAGAGGGGTCAGCAGTAATACCACTAGCCCCCTGTAAAAAATTAGAAAACTAATGCCTAATTACTAGCTGCTTCAAGTTGACTAATAAGAGTTTCTTTAGTTTGTCGTTTATCAAGTTCTAACCCAATAGTACGACCATAAACTTCGAGTTCGGCTTTTGTCATTGCTTCATAATCAATAACATCAGACCCACCAACTATTTCTATATTGGTGTTTGGCTCTCCGTTGTATTCGAACTCTTCATCAGCTTCTCGCATGGATTGACCAACGAAACATTTGATTTTTGCTTTGTAAATAGGCATAAGTTTTTTTTATTAAACTACGGTAAAGCCAGAAGCATAAAACTTTCTGCCGTCACCAATTGTTTCTACTATATCAGCAGTAACTTTACCTGCATTAAAAGTACCAGCAATTGTGTATCTAGCACCAATAAATCTCTGGCCCTTGCCAGCAATATCTGGGTTAAAACGTACTACTACGTTTTTGCCTAATGTTAATGCTGCTGTAAGAATTGCATCGCTGCTTCCAATTACAGTAGGACTAGACAAGTTAGCATTTGCACTAGTAATAACTTCAAACTTTACGCTTGTACCATTTGCTAATGCAGTGGTAACAGCAAAGTTCATATACAATGCAGTACCTTCACCTATGTCTCTAGCAGTTCCTAGATCTACAGTGTTAGTAGATACAGCAGTTGATGTAAGTGCTTGATCTTCACTTACTCTGAGCAGTGCATCTGTGATCATTTTAAATCTCCTTTAGTAATAAAAAATTAAACTACACGAGCTTCACTGTTTAATAAAGCATCAACTCTTCTTAGAGGTACACCTAAGAATGATAAGTAGTTGTTTGCTTGCCCAAACTGTGTTAAACCTTCTTGAATTGCCAAAACATTTTGTGACTTATCAAGTGCTGCAACTGACATACCAGAATGAACAGTTCTATTCATATAGAATGCTGCTCTACCCATAGACATATTAGGTATTCTGTATAACGCTCTAGTTAAAAGCTTAATTAAATTAGTAGATGCACTTGCAGCTTGTGTGCCAGTACCTGCTACTAAATCAGAAACGTCAATATTGCAAATACGAACAACGTATCTCCAATCTTTTACAACTAAACCATTTTTCCATTGGTAACGAGTAGCAAAAGCTTGTAATCTTGTACCGTCACTATTGTAAACAGTTTGTTCGCCAAGATCTTCGTGTGTTAAACCTGCTTTAGATCCTTTTGGAAATGGGCAATATACTGTTTGATCACCCCAACAAACTAAATATACAGATGCATTATCAGAGCCTGATCCACCTGCATCAAGAATGTTTACAGCATTATCTGCGGAAAGATCACCATATCTAGGTGCTAAACCTAAAAACTTTTTAGGATCTGTACCGGGATTACCATAGAACATTGTCTCAGCTTGAGTCTGGTTCATTGCTTCCAAGAACGCAGTATCTTCAGATAAACGGAACTGAGCAGTGTTTCCATTTAACATTGCTAAATCTTTGTCTACTTCAGAACGAGCTTCAAGAATTCCGCAGGCTTCATCTACTTGTGCAGTAGTTGATTTGCTTGATGGAATACCTTGGTTTAATGCACGAAAATAAACTTGTGG